AGTCTTTAAAGGTAGTAGAGGATTCCTTAACTACTCAACTAACTAATAAAGGTGGTAAGTTAGTAAGATATCAGAATGCAGACGGATCTTGGTCTAGTAAGAGAGCAGGTGCTACAGCTAAAAAGGGATCTCCTGATACTGTTACCTCTACTCTTAAACTATCTGATGGTTCTTTAGTTACTCGTATTAGTACTAAATTAGCAGATGGGAATATTGTTACCCGTATTATAGATAATCAAGGTACACGTCTAAATGGTCCTGACGCTGCTTATTTGAATGCTGTAGTGGCTAACCAAATAAAGACTGGTGAGACTGCTATAATAGATGGTAATGTAGTAAGTAAACAAGAGCTACAGGAATTAATAAAAAATACAGAACAGATAGATAATACAGCACTAGAGGCATTTGCGCTCTGTAGCTTATAACAGGAGATAATATATGAGTAATGCGTGTGTCGCAAATCTACAGACAGCTTTAGGAAGAACTCTTTCTTCCGCTGAAGCAACAAAACTATTAGCAGATTTTGATGCAGCAAGAGATGCAGCTAAGAAATCTTTTGGTAAAGGTTTTGATCAACTCTCTAAACAAGAGAAGGCTAAATTAATTGCTACTGAGATAAATAAGAATAGAGCTTCTTCTCTAACTAATATAGAAGCTCAACTTATTAGTAGTAAACAGATTGTTGATTTAAGTGGAGATCTGAGGACTACAGGAGGACAAAAGTTAGAGGATATATCAGCTTCTGAATTAGCTTCTAATATAGATAATCTATTAGGGAGTACTACACAAAGACAAGCTTTTATTCAACGTAATGGTTCTGTAGTTACTTATGATACTGCTATTGAAGTAATAAGGAACCGATTTGGTAGGACATTAATTACAGGTAATACAAAATATATAGAGGATCTTCTTGCTGCTTATACAGGAAAGGCTATTCTTAGTAAAGATGCTGAGAATGCTCTGATGGATCGTATCTTAACTACTAATTACTTAGATGAGTTATTTACTACTATTAATAAAGAAAGAGTTGATATTGGATTACCACCTATTAAGAATCAATTAGATATTACTGTATCTAGAGATGATATAGTAAGTTGGTATCTTAATAATGGTAAAAGTGTAGACAGTGCTGCTAAGGCTTTTGCTGCTGATGTTGCCCCTTTACTTAAGAATTCTGTAGATTTAGACCTTTTATATAGAGATATGTACGGTAAGAGGAATTCTCTTGATGTTACTGGTAAACCTACTATTACTCTTAATCAATTAGAATTTAAAGATGGTGCTTCTTATATGAACTTTATGAGAAAATATGGTGCTGATAAGAATCTCATGGATCATGTTAATACTACTTTAGATAACAATGCTAGACAGATAGCTTTAAAGAGAGTGGTAGGTGATGAAGATGTTGTTGCTACTATAACACGTAAACTAGAGATAGAAGAAGCTAATGTAGTAGATCCTGATCTTGCTGGTATTAAAGCTTTAAAGAACTCTTTAGAGGCTTATAAGGAAGTATCAGGATTAACAGGAAGAGCTTATGATACAAATGTTTTTGATGTAGGTTTAGATTTAATTAAGAACTGGACAGGTTTCTTATTCTTAGGTAGAGCTCCAATTAAAGGTAAAGCTACTGATACTCTTATTACTAATATAGCTTTAGCATCTAGAGGTGATTTTGGAGCTATGATAGATTATACTACTAATGCTCAACTTAATCTTGTTAGAAGTGTAGATGATGTTAGTGATTTATATTATGGTTTAAATGAATATGTACAAGGAGCTAATCACTATCTAAATAGAGCAGGAGAAGGTATTATTGCTAAAGGTTTGATGGGGTTGCTACAAAGAGGTAATAGGACTGCTAGAGCTTTAAATGGTAAAGTACAGGCAATTACTCTTCAGAATATATTTGTTAAGGGTAATAAGAGAGCTTTAGCTAAATTAGCTGAGAGAAAACTCTTTAATTCTAAAGAATATCCAGAAATGATAAATGAATCTGTATCTGTTCTTACTCATAGTACTATAGTTAAGTTAGGAGTTAAGAATGTAGCAGAAGTAAGGAATCTAGATGTTAATACTTATAATAGTAAGATGGGTTTAAATTTAACAGATGCTGAGTTTCAAGTAGTTAAAAGTGATTTGGAGTTTGAGGTAGATGCAGCAATAATGCATCAAATACAAGCTTTACAGATAGATTCTGGTGGTACTTCTGTACAAGCTCAAAATGCTCGTTTAGGAGGTAATCTTAATAGCGGAACAAGACGTTATGGATTTAAGATATTAGGTCAGTTTCAAGCATACAGTCAGAATTTCCTACTAAAGTCTCCTATTATAAGACATATAGCTATGAGTAAATCTCTAATAGGTAAAGCTTTGTATAGTGCTATTGCAGCAGGTACATTTATTAGTGCTGGTTACTCTAACTACAATGTTAACGAGGTATTAAAAAGCGGTAGTGAAGATCCTGAATATTCAGACCCTATTAATGATATAGAAGCAGCTTTTGAAGGAGATGATGATGCTTTAGAGCGTTTTGTTAAGAATGTGATTAGTGGTGTATCTTTACCATTAGTAGGTGTTTTGGCTAATGCTGAGAGTGGCGGGAAAACTACTGGTGTTGCTCCTAGTATCTCATATGTAGCTAGTGTATATAAAGCATTAAAAGGTATGATTACTGATCCAGATGATAGTGAGAATAATGCGCAACTAGTAAAAGCTCTATTACCTATCAACTTACCTGGATTATGGGATGCTATGTTGGTTATAAGAGAAGATTTAGGAGAGGAGAATTAATATGAGCATAGATACAGAAGATTTTAAGAAAGCTAGGGAATTAATTAAGAAGGATTTCGTAGCTTATGTTACTGCTGCTTCAACAATTAATGTACATGATGAAGAATTAGCTATTACTAAGAGTATGCATTATAAGAATGCGAATACACTATTAGGTATGTATACTAAATTAGAAGCTATCATAGGTAAAGTTGAGCCTATAGTTATTAGTAAAGAAGAAGAAGATAAGAAGATTATAGAGGAAGCTAATAAGGATATAGAAGCTATTATGAGTATTCCTCCTAAGAGTAATAAAGTCTTGGTGAATAAATTAGCCCCTGTGAAAAGGTAATAAAAAGAGAGTCTCTATTGGGAACTCTCTTTTTCGAGTTCACTGCTCATTTCTCTTGTGTTACCAAAACTTTTATGTTAGAATAGCTTCTTAAGAGAGAAATCTCATCCATCTAAATAATAACCTAGGAGCTACAACATGAAGAAATTAACAAACGAACAATTTATAGAAAAAGCAAGAGAGGTGCATGGAGACAAGTACTCATATGAGTTGGTAGATTATAAGGATTGTAGGACTAAAGTAAAGATTCTATGTAAACAACATGGGTCGTTTGAACAAATGCCTTCTAAACACTTATCAGGGCAAGGTTGCGCTTCTTGTACTGGGAATGCAGCTAAAGCGTCTAAAGCTAAATCAGAATTTGCTAATAAAGCTTCTATTATTCATAATTATAAGTATGACTATAGCTTAGTAGATTATAAGACTAAGAAAATCAAAGTGAAAATCATATGTAAACACCATGGGATTTTCGAACAACAACCTCACGCACACTTATCAGGACAAGGTTGTGCTAAATGTGGTGTAGTAGAATCAGGTTGGACTCGTACCCATTTTAAGGTTAAATGTGAAAAGAACAACGAAAGTAAAGGAATCCTCTATATATTAGAATGCTTTAACGATAATGAGAGATTCATCAAGATAGGAATTACTTCCTTATCAGTTAAGACAAGATATGCTAGTACTAGAGATATGCCGTATAATTATAGAGTGCTGTATGAATTAGTAGCAGATCCAGAAGTTATATATGATCTAGAAACATTACTACATAGAAAGAGTTGTAACTATAAATATAAGCCAACAACCTCTTTTGGGGGACATGCTACAGAATGTTTTGAAGCAGATCCAACTTATCTAGATAAATTAAACACTTATATAAATCAATTAAATAATATACAAATTAGGAGTAATTATGAATGAATGAACCAGTAAGTTTGCAGATTTTCTATGCGATATATGCTAAAGAGATGAGCTGGCAAATTAGCCGTTTTCATTTAGAAGCTTTAGAGTTTTTAGATGCAGTTCAAGATTTAGGTTTACTACAACTCCCCCGTGGTCACGGAAAGAGCACTATGATCGAGATATATATTGCTTGGTGTACATATAAAGACCCAATAAAAAGTATGATGTTAGTACAATCTAGTACAGAAAAGGACTCTTATAAAACATCTAAAGGCGTACAATCAATATTAGAGAAACATCCGTTAACTAAGGGTATGATTTTAGAAGGAGGTGTTCAGCGTTGGTATACTAAAGAATGTGCTGATACTAAACACGGTACTCTCTATTGTAGAGGAGTCCTTAGTAATGTTACTGGTGCTCGTGCTCATACTATAATTTCTGATGATTGTGAGGTACCATCCACGATAGCTAGCCAAGAGTTAAGAGATAAGTTAGCTTACCGATTAGGCGAACAAATACACATATTAATACCAGGAGGAAAACGTCTATTTGCGGGAACGCCTCATACACACGAAAATGACAGTCTTTATACAAAACTTCTGAATGTAGGAGCAGAATCGTTTATACGTCCAATGTACGCTTACTCTAATAGATTATTAGATGTTAAGAAGGGTAAGGTATATAAATTAGATGTTTATGGAGATGATGTTAGTTATGATATATTCAGTGGGATTGGTGCGAACTCTCTTATTCCTTCTTATACTATTATTAACAACCATATAGTATTTAAAGAAGATCACTCTCTAATTGATGTATATCATTCAGCTTTATGGGAAGATAGATTTACTAATGATGTTATGTTGCAGAGACGTAAAGAGTGTTTATCCTTAAATGAATGGGATTCTCAATATATGTTAAATAGTAAACCTTTAGGGGAGTCGCCTTTAGAGCTATCATTATTTAAAGAGTATAATTCTGAGTTAGAAGTAAAGGTTGCTAATAGAGAAAGAGTTGCTATGATAGGGGATAAGAAGATTATCTCAAGTTCTCTTTGCTTTGATCCTAGTAGTGGTAAAGTAGGTAGAGATGTTGCAGCGGTTTCTCTTGTATTTAAAGATGAACAAGGTAAACTCTATTGGCATCGTTGTGTTGGAGTTACAGGAGAGATTGCTACCACTGATAAAGAAGGTAGGATTGTAGGAGGTCAGGTAATGCAGATAATAGATTTAATTAAAGAATACCGTATCCCTTGTATTACTGTCGAGACTAACGGGATAGGGGGCCATGTTCCCGCTATATTAAAGGCTGCTTTAAAAACAAGAGGAATTAGCTGTGGAGTTACAGAAATACATACAAGTACTAATAAGAATAAGAGAATCATGAACATTCAGTCTTATTTACTATCTGGTGCGTTGTTTATTCATAATAGTGTTTTAGCTAATCCTGCTATTGTTAAAGAGATTAACAACTTTAATCCATTAACTACAAAAAATAAGGATGATCACTTGGATTCTCTAGCATCTTGTCTTCTTAATATTCCGAGCAGCCTAGGTTTCATTGATATTCACAATGAAACTCAATCTTTAAATAATTACTATCAGAAGACTCAAGCTGTGGTAGCTCAAGGTTGGTAACTTGACTTTAGATATTTTTGTGATATAATAACTACTAGAGAGAGAAATCTCACCTTCACATATAAATTATAAACTAGGAGCTACACATGAAAAAATTAACAACAGAAACATTTATTGAGAAAGCTAATATTATACATAACAACCTTTATGATTACTCTCTAGTAGATTATATTCATTCTCAAACTAAGGTAAAGATAATTTGTAAGCAACATGGTGTTTATGAACAGACACCATCTAGCCATTTAAGAGGTAATGGATGTCCTGTTTGTGGTAAAGAAGCTCAAGGTAAAGAAAGGTCTGCTAAAGCAGCCGATGAATTCACTACTAAAGCTCATATAGTACACAATAACAAATATGATTACTCACTAGTAGATTATAAGAACAGCTATACTAAAATCAAGATTATCTGCAAAGAACACGGATCGTTTGAACAAAAGCCTAATGCACATCTAAATGGTCATGGTTGTCCTGTTTGTGCTTCATTAGAATCTGGATGGACTCGTACTAAATTTAAAGAGAAGTGTACTAAAAACAACAACTCACAAGGTATTCTCTACATTCTAGAATGTTACAACAATAACGAACGATTCATAAAAATAGGAATTACTTCTCGTTCTATTAAAGAGAGATACCCAAATAAAACAACGATGCCTTATGAATATACTGTTCTTCATGAGATTACAGGATCACCAGAGTTTATATTTGATCTTGAGACTCTTCTCCATAGAAAGAGTAAGAATTATAAGTATACTCCTAAGACATATTTTGCTGGATCTATTACAGAATGCTTTGAAGTAAATACAACATACCTAGATAAATTAAACACTTATTTAGATTTTAAGAAACAAATAACATAAGGAGAAATAAATGGCTACAGAAATAGAAATACCTAAGAATACGTTCCAAGCAAACGAGGACACACATTTTAATATTGACTTTTATGTTGATGGTGTTGCTAATATTACTATTATGCTTAATGGTGTAGTGGTAGCTCCCTCATCATATACTATTGAAGACGACATTGATAGTAATGGTACAAGAATCGTGTTTTATATCCCAATCACTGGTACTTTAGTTATTACTAGAGATACACCTTTAGAGCGTATTACTGAATATAATAACACACTGAATAACATAACAGCTTCTAATCTTAACTATGATTTTGATCGTATTTACAGAATAATGCAGGAAATTGGAGTAGATTATTCAAGTATACAAGATAAACTAGATATAGAAAAATTAGAGAGAATTAGTGGTGATGGTGATCTATATACTTATATTAATTCTTTAGTATTTGGAGGTAATGTAGAGCCTCAAAATTTAAAAACTAAACAACCTTATCCAGAAGCTGTAGAAAGACTACAGATAGATAAGAATAACGAGAATATCACTATTAAAGACTTTGGAGCTATTGGCGATGGTGTTACTAACGATACTTTAGCTTTTAATAACTTACCTTATGATTTAGTAGGTTCACGTATAGATTTAAAAGGTCTTACTTATAAGGTAGATAACATACCTACAAATGCCAGATATTATAATGGTGACTTCATATTACCTACTAGAGTTGTTAGCTTAAGACGTAATCCTTTAGATAATCCTATAGATGGTGACGCTGTTGTTGCATTAGGGGATGGACTACAACATTACTGGTGTTTTGATGCTGTAACTTTACCTAATAAACAAATTATGGCTTTAGTTAAACCTGCACATACTCATGGGAGAAGTACTGGTTCACCAGTATTTGCTTTATATAGTGAAGATGGTGGGGTTACCTTTAATAAAGGAACAACTATATATAGTTATGCAGGATATGATATTACTGATTTAAAGATTATTCAGATGCCTGATCGAGTTGGTGTTGTTGTAACTTTAATCCCTTTTGATACTTCTTTACCTAGTCGAGTAGATTACTGGTATACTAATAATGTTAATATTGGCACTTGGACTATATTAGAGAATGTAGCTCCTTATACTTTTGTTTATGGACCTGCACAAGCTTTAATTAGTGGTACTCCTGGATCATCTTATGTTGTATATGGGTATTCGGGTAATTCTCTATATGCTTTAATTACTCATGATAAAGGTAATACTTGGACTAGACAAACCATGTCAGATCTTCCTGGAGTTGAAGCTTATATTGTTAGAGTAAATAATGAGAATAAATGGATTGCGTTTGTTAGAGGCGAAACTAATTTGCGTATTAGTACATCAACTGATCAGCTTAATTGGAGTCCTTTAGTAGACACAGGTATATTATTAGGTAATCATCCAGTACAGGCGTATGTAGATAGAGGTCGTTTATTTGTTTATATCTTTTCTCGTGACTTTACTCCTAGTACTGTAGAGTTTGAGAATCGTTGTATGCTGATAGAGGATGACCCTAGATATGTATTTGATAATAAAGTATTTAAAACTAAAGCTGCGAGAACTGCTATAAAAGGTGCGAACAGATCTTTAGGGTATATGACTATACTAAAGGACGGATTTGCTGAAGATGAGTTTATTTATTTTGTGAATGCCTCTGAAACAGATAATAATACTAGTCAACCATCTATTTCTCATGTATATGTAGGTCACACAGCAAGACGTATGTTATTACCTAAACCATCAGAAATAGGTAAGAATTTGTTAGATAATCCTACTTTTGATTATTGGGATAGAGGAGATTCGTTCACTGTTTCTGGTACCTCAAGTATAAGTATAGCTAATAGATGGAGAATGTCTCCTAGTGAGAGTACGGTAACGGTTACTAAGGTGCCATTAACTATGAATCAAAGTAAGCTCTTGCCTTTCCGTGGTCAATATGGATGTAAGATTACTGCTACAGCTAATGACTTTATATCTATACAACAAAGACATTTTAATCGTGACTTATTCTTTAAGGTTCAAGAGAATGTGATTATGTTTCAGATATGGGGTATGGGTACAGCACCAAATACACTTAGATTCCAGATAACTAGAGATCCTGATAATGGAGATCCAATACTATCTGCTAGTGAACTCATAGCTATAACTACTCAACCTGAAGATGGTATATGGAGAGGGACGTGTAGAGTTACTGTGGTGCCTATATTAAGTACTTTAGCGAGTCCTAAAACTGTTGGACCTAACCCTAATGTTTACTTTAATTTGAGTAGTTTTATCAGTACTGGATGGGATTTTACGATATTAGGTATGAAGGCTGAGATTGGACAAGAGATTACTACTTTTGAACCTACTGATGCTATTTTAGATAAGATCAGATCTAGTAGTCATATGCAAGTATTAACTTATACTAGCGATACAGCTATAGCTAATGGTTATGTACTCAATGATACGAGAGGTGAATATTTATATGTTTATCCTGATATGGTAAAAACTCCTGTAATTCAATTCTCTAATACAACTAACACCTTAACAATGTACCCTCAGAATCAAAATATTACTAGTTTAACGGCTTCAGCGGTAAGGGAATCATCGTGTATATTTTTAGCGGATAAATCTGCTTCAACTCCTGTATTTTTCCCTAGTATGTTGAGAATAAGGCCGGGAGCGACCTTTAAGATATTCCTTGAGTGTGTATAATCAATAATACAACAGAAAAGAGGGGCTTCTATATGAGGCCTCTTCTTTTATACATAACGGATGTTTACGTTCGTTCACATATACATAAATAAGATAAGTCAAGAAGGAGATAAAAAATATGGGAGAATACGCGTTAATAGCCTTATTATTCGTAATTGGTATGATAATAGCTATAGGTAAGATACTAGCTTCAGATGAGCAAACTAGTATGAAGGTTATTGTAGGAAAAGCTTTATTGAATGGGTGTACATCACTAATGGCAGGGATGTTACTATTGACATTTACCAGTGCTAGTCCACTAGTGGTTGTAGGATTTGGTGCATTCCTCGGCACTATTGGCACCGAGGCATCTATAGCGTGGATTAAGAACAAGTTTGGAGGTTGATATGAATCGTCGTGATTGGTTAGAAGTGCTAATATTGGTGTTAGAGAAATTGTTAGAAGGAAGGGGTAAGTAATGTATAAGTTAGAGGGTGTTAGAGTTATAGAAGAAGGTGCTAAACTTATTGGCACTAGAGAGATTATAGGTAGTAAACACAACCCTGTTATTATTGATTGGGCTAAAGATTTAGGTTTAGAGAAGATATATACTAATGATGAGATTCCTTGGTGTGGTTTATTTGTAGCTTATGTTGTTAAGCAAGCTACTTTTGAACCTGTTAAAGATCCTTTGTGGGCCAGAAATTGGAATTTATTTGGTACTAAACAATCAGTTGCTATGTTAGGAGATATATTAGTATTCTCTAGAGGTACTGGAGGGCATGTTGGATTATATGTTGGAGAAGATAATACTTGTTATCACGTACTTGGAGGTAATCAAGGAGATATGGTATGTATTACAAGGATTCTTAAAAGTCGTTGTATAGGTATTAGAAGATGTCCTTGGAAGATTGCTCAACCTGTAGCTGTAAAGAGATACTACTATAATAGTAAGAATCAACAAATTAGTAGTAATGAAGCATGAAGAGATATAAGAGGAGAAAGAAGAATAATTACTCTAAAGAGTTAGTAGGTTATGTATATATCATCAAGTTATTGATTCCTAATAATATTTGTTATAAGGTAGGATTTACTACTAGAGCTTATATGGATAGGATAAAGGAATACTCTTATCCTTATGAGATAATTGGTATATTCGAGGGGTCTCAATACGAATGTTATAGGTTAGAACAGAAAATACATAAAGATAATAAGTACTATAAACATTACCTTACTGATGATAAGTATAGATTTAGTGGATACACTGAGATATATAGTGTTATTGTTGGTGTTTCCCTTCTTACTAGTAAATTAAAGAGGGTAATATAAGAAAAGGGAGAGGACTCGTTATGAATCTTCTCCCTTCTTGTTTATTTAGTGTTTAGTGTGCATTTGCAGGTATAGTTTTCTATAGGTTGCTATCTGATCTGGTATAGTTTCGATCAATGTAGGATTAGGTCTGTAACACTCAGAATATGAACCGCTAAAGGGTACAGATGGTCTAATATGAAGACTCTTGTTTTTGTTATGAAGATAAGACTCTAACTCAAATATGTATTTATAGTGACCTACTATTTCGTGCAGGATCTTATAATTATAAGGCATTGAAGCTTTAGTGGAGAATCTTTCTTCTATTGTACGTGAGGTAATGCCTATCTTAATAAATATCTCTTTCTTATCAGCACTCCAGCACCCAATAACGTATAAGATTCCTTGTGAGTGGTTAGGCTCACAAAGGTTTCTAAATTGGTTGTAGTTGTCAATGCGTCTTTGTTTTAGTACTTTCTGATATTCTCTTTCTTTCTTCTCTTTTGCTAATACAAATTTATTCTTCTTTATAGGTTTCTTCATCTTAGTTTCCTTATTTGATGTCTTGAATTACTAGTTCTTCTGTTTTAGATGCTGCTTCAGCTTTTAAGAATCTGATTGTAGTGCTAGCTCTAGTAGTAATAACATAACGATCTAGATTTTTTAGAGGTCTCATAGTATCAATAATACCTAGAACATGATTTATTTGAGAACCTTGAATCTTCATGGTTGTTACAGCATAAGCTAGCATTAGGTCTTTAATCTTATACCAGAATTCATTACCTGTATCTAGAGATTTACATAAAGCACGATTACCTTCAACTTTAACAACTCTATAGATGAAACCATTAAATTGCTCAACAGCATACTGATTAACAACTAACATAACTTTGGAACCTTCCTTGATTTCTTTACCTTTATTTACTATAGCATTTATAGCATCTACAGCATTTTGAGCATAAGCAACAACAAGGTGTGAATCTGATTCGTAAGTATTAAGAAGATCTGTATGTTCAGCAAAAGCTTCAGTATAATCACTATATCTTTCGTATCCAGAAGAAGCATCTTTAGTAGTAGCAAATTTAGATACTGCTCTTACTGTACCTAATACTTTAGTTTGTAGTAATCTATTAGCTCTATCATAAAGTTTGTTCTTATTGTAGAAAGAGTACTGAATCTGGAATGTATCTTCTGCATTTAAGAATCTGTATTGAGTAGATAGTGTATGTAGATATAGGAAATCCACACCTTGTTCATCCATAATTGCTGGTAGTTGTTCTTGATCACCCATATATAGAACCTTCTCACTTAATGTTTCTAGTAACATACGAGTTCTCATACCACACTGAGAGGATTCATCAACAATGATAAAAGGGAGAATGTTTTGGTTTGCCTTAGCTTTAGTTAGCTTAATCTTATATGTATCACCAATCTCTATATCAGCATATGTACTTAATAAAGAAGCAACTGTTTTAGAGTTCTTGATGTTATTTAGCGATTTGTTAGTAACAGCAGTAATATAAGGAACACGATCTCTTAGTATGTGTTGTATTACTAGAGCACATGTAGTCTTACTTGATCCTGCATCAGATTGGATACTAGCAACTTTATGATTATCATAACAGCCTGTAGCAAATTTATATGCTTTAGCAACTACTTGGATTTGTTCATCAGTAGGTTCAAACTTATGTATATCCATAAAAGCATCTTTAACTTGATCAATTAAGAGACGATCTTTTTCTACTAGAGTGATATAAGGATAAGATTGTACAATATTGAACATATGGATAAAGACTTTCTTAGCTGATGTCTTGTTGTATTCTTTATCGGTAGTAAGGATTGTCTCCTTTAGCTGTTTTAGGAAGTTATATAGATTTACTACAGTCTTACCCTTCATCCATTCTTGATAGTTAGCTTCTAATATAGCGTAATCTTTAGGAGTAATGGTATCTCCATCTTTAACTTCACTCTCTATAGCAAAAGGTACGGGAATGTTAAGTAACATATGAAACTGATTTACTAGGAAGCGGATCTGTAACCAATTGCTAGCTGACCAGTTGTCTTTAAATGTTAGTGTATCTATTGTGTATCTATTAGCGATCAATTTAGTTTGTCCTTTAGTAGAGTGTTCTTTGTGTTCTTTAGTTATTTTACGAGGAATCTCAATACCATAAAGTTTTAACTCTACACTATTTTTAGATACCCAAGAAGCTGATACGTTTAGCTTAGTTTGTAGTTCTGGAGAAGTCCAAGCAGCTTTTTCTGTTAGTAATTCTTTAATGATGTTTTGTTTGTTTAGATCAATAGCCATTTGTAGCTCCTAGTTTTATTTTGTATATGTGAGAGATGAGTCTCACTGATGATTATCTATTGTAACATGTCTGAGAAGAGAACACAATACCCCCTCTTCTGTCTTACTATTAGTATGCAAAGAGCGTGCCAACTTTAACTACCACTGTTTAAAAGGATTCCTAATACTGTATGTGACAAAATTTGTCACATTACTGACACTTTACGTCACTTACTGACACACTATGACACCTTCTTATGTTATTGATACTGTTACTTATTATAATATACTTATATATCAAATACTTAGAAGCCTCTCTTAAAATTAGGTCGTTTAAACCAATAGATTCATTGGTTTTAAGGCTTTTCCGTGGACACCTGATATTTTTTTTTCCTCTTGGGTTACCTTTTTCTGACACTATTTTGGGGAATTTACTGACACTATTGCCAAGATTTTTTGTTATATTGTACTTTCTTACGGACACCTGATATTTTTTTTTCCACCTTAACTACTAAGAATCTCCTTCAAATACAAACGTTTACCAGTAAGATAGATGTATGGATCGCTAAGGCGACCCATCCCTCTACCTTCCTTCCCACTATACCCTTCTAAAACAGTACTAATAAGAGTGTACCTATAAAGAATGTAGATATAAGAATCTCTTTTAATAATAAGTAGTTAGAGTAATAAGAAGCTTCTAAATCTCCTTCAATCCCTCTTCTTCTTAGTACTCTAATAAAAGAAACCTTTTAAAACATTGATTTTGAAGGAGATAGGTTTGAAGGGTAAGGAATATAAGGGTAATTTGTAGGAGTTCTAGAGTTCTCTTAAACCTTCTTATATCTTCTCCTTATTAGTACACTCTAGCTAAAGTTACATATTTGTTAAGATATTTGGCGTACGCCGAGGTAATCAACAAGTATATATTTAAATATAGTTATTTGAAGGAGAGGGTAAGAAGATAGGAGTTTGTAGGTATGTTTGAAGCTTCTAAACCTTCTTCTTATTACTCTTACTTACTCTTCTTCTTATAAGTATCTGATTTTAGAGTACTAATAGTAGGTATATAGAGTAGGAGGTGTGTGAGTCCTTAGACTCGCGCAACTACTATTACTTGACTTATATTTAGATTAGTGTATACTAGCTCCTTACCAACAGTGTGAGACTCTCACCTTCACTTAAAATCTAAACTAGGAGCTACAACATGCCAATTAAACTAACAAACGAATCATTTATCCAGAGAGCTAATCTTATTCATAACAACCTTTAT